CAAAAGCAAAAAGGAATCCGCGCAGATGAAGCTCGACTTCGTGTGCCCAGGATGCTACACTTCAGCATGCCCCACTCCCGCAAAGTGCTACAACTCTGCGCACCGCAACGAGGTGCTTGAGGAGGTCGCACGGGAGTTCGACCGCATGCCGTTCGGTGACACCGCCGCTAGCTTTGCAACTTACGTGAGGGATATGAAGTCATGACCGTAGAAATCAACAGCGCTCGTACCGTAGCCGTTGACCGCGAGTACTACTGGCAACCGATGGACACCTGCCCTCGCGGGGTAAAGGTTCAGCTGCTCGGCGCAGGTGGGGTCGCGGTGTACGGTCAATACCACGGCAAAGACCCATGGTGGACGCACTGGGCTCCGCTGCCCGTCAAACCTAAGGAAGACAAATGACTAAAGACGAAGCATTGAAGCTGGCGTTAGAGGCGTTGAAGACGATTGATGAGGCAATGCCATTCCCTGTTGCAAAGTTGGCTCAAGCCGCCATCAAAGAAGCCTTGGCACAGCCAGAGCAGGATTGGATTGAGCGTGAACGTGCCGTTGGTTATCGAGAAGGACACATGGCGGCTTTAGCACAGCGCACATGGGTTGGGCTGACGGATATTGACTACGCAGGATTACCGCTTGAGCAAGTTGGTTTAGTTAGATGGGCAGAAGCCAAACTCAAGGAGAAGAACACATGAAAGACGTAATGCTTTTTATGTTGTTCATAATTGCGGCAAACTTCTTTTTCAAAGGCGAACCGAGTTTGTACGATTTATTGCATGAACGTGCCATAGAAGCGGCATCAAAGGAGAAAGTATGAGCGACATGTTTCTATTCTCAATAGGTCCGGTGCTTATCATCATCGGTGTCGTCATTGCGGGCATTATTGACTACTTCCGCTCTGAATGCCGGCATGAGTACAGCGACTGGCATTCTTATCCGGATGAGCACGCTTACGTGCAGCAGAAGCAATGCAAGAAGTGCCAATTCGTTTACACATATCAAGAAAGGAAGATAGGCCATGACAGACCAAAGCTGGACACCTGAGGAAGACGAAGCCTTCAACGCGGTTGAGAAGCACAGCAACCTCGGCAAGCAGATCCTGCGTGACATTGAGGGACAACCTTATTACTTTACACAACGCCCTTGGATCGGTCTGACGGAAGAAGACAAGGCGAGTTTTTGGAAGGCAGACCAAATGACCCAAAAAGAATGGGATGAGTTGTTTGCCGCCGTTGAAGCCAAGCTCAAGGAGAAGAACACATGACCGAAGCAGACGTTGAAAAAATCATCAAGTCAAACATGATCCTGCAGATGAACCTTGCGGGTATCCGAGCAGAGTTTGAAGAAAAGCTGCAGCGCAAGCCGCTGACCAACGGCGAGATTTACACAGCCTACATCACTGCAACAGATCAAACACTACGTCCACAAGACGAAAGACTTGCGTTTGCATTTGCCCGAGCCATCGAAGCCGCACACGGCATTAAGGGGGAAGCATGAACATCGTCATGTACACAAAGAGCAGTTGCCCCAACTGCGTGGCGGCTAAGATGATCCTCCAGCTGTGTAAGCTGGACTTTGTTGAGGTGGACGCTGAACTCGGTAACCGATGGGAGAACCTCCTTAAAGAGTTCCCCGATGCCCGTCAGATGCCGCAGATCTTCATCGACGACCAACGCGTGGGCGGCGTCGCCGGACTCAAAGCGGCGCTCAAACAACTCGGTAAAATGCTGTGACAAAAGTAATCGTTCGGTTTAATCGTTCGGGTAATCGTTCGAACGATCGCGCCGAACGAACGATTAGCTTTTTGCCTTGTCTGGATACGTTCGGAACGCCGGAGGAGAGGGACTGTCGTCCTCTCTCCGGAGCCGATCAGAAGGTGCACCGAACGCCTCAGGAGCCTAACGGAGTGAGGAGTTCGTATGTTCTGTGATGTGATCATTCGGGTAATCGTTCGGAGTAATCGTTCGGGAATTTTCAGACTTTGTCATTTTGTAGGCGAAAGTAATCGTTCGTTCGGTCCCTCTCTATATAGACGAACGACCGATCACTTTACGGCTTGTCTTTTTTGAAACAAGAAGGTATAATCTCAACCATGGCCACAACACCCCCCACAGTCGCACGCAACAAAGGCGTGCCACATCCTACCGCCCGCAAGTACGACCGTCCGGTCCTCGCTGCCCGCATCTGCGAAGAGCTGAAGCTCGGGCGCTCGCTTGATTCTATCTGCAGCGGAGCGGGTATGCCCTCCGTGGGAGCGTTTCTGGAGTGGGTCAATAAAGATGACCCCGCAGGCATTGCGGCAGATTACGCGCACGCGCGAGAGATCGGCTACGCTCTGCTCGCTGACGAGATCGTCCAGCTGAGCGACAAGACCCACGAGTGGGTGACGGTGCAGAAGCTCGACCCGAACGGCGACCCGATGTACGATGAGAAGGGCGAACCCCTGCTCAAGCAGATGCTCATGCCGCTCAACAGCGACGTCATCGCACACAAGCGGGTTCAGATTGACACCCGAAAATGGATGCTCAGCAAGATGCTGCCCAAGGTCTACGGCGACAAGATCACACAAGAGCACACCGGCTCAAACGGCGGTCCAATCGCCCTCGCCGCCGTTGACCTGAAGAACCTGAGCGACGCGGAGCTTGAGAACATGAGCCGCTTGCTCGCTAAAGCCGGAGGTGGCAAATGAGCGCCATGAATGATTTGAGAGTGTACTCGTACCGTGAGGTGGAAGTTGAAATCATCCGTTGGGCAGAAGCCCGTAAGATCATCCCCAACTCCACCCCTGCTGCTCAGCTGCTCAAAGCCGTGAGCGAGTTGGGCGAGCTGTGCGACGCTGAAGGCAAGAAGGACATCGCTAAGATCAAGGACGGAGTGGGCGATACCGTTGTGTGCTTGATCAACTACTGCGCCCTGCGCGACTTGGACCTTGTGGAGTGTCTGATTGAGGCGTATGCTGAGATCAAAGACCGCAAGGGTACGCTCATGCCTGACGGGACGTTTGTCAAAGAGTCAACTTAATAACGAAGGATAAAACCATGGATCATTTTGATGCAATCTCCCCCGCATTCCCTTGCGATGACTTTGACCCTTTGGAAGAACAGAAGTTCCTCGGCTTGACCAAAATGGACTACGCGATGATTCACATCATGGCGGGTATGGCTGCGTCAGGTGAATACAACTTTGCCGCTGACGGTATTCCCGAGATGATGCGTGCCGAAGCGTTTGAAATCGCCAAGGCTGCTCTGTCTGTGAGCAAAAATATCTGACGCATGAACGCACCAATGACCCCTGCGCTGATGCTTGAGATGGTCAAGTGGGAGCAAGACCGCCGCTCGGCGTCTGCTTCGCTTTACGAGTTCGTCAAGCAGTCGTGGCACGTGGTCGAGCCAGGAATACCGTTCATCGCCAGTTGGCACATTGAGGCGATCTGTGAGCACCTTGAGGCGGTGAGCGCGGGTGAGATACACCGCTTGCTCATCAACATCCCGCCGCGACATTCAAAGTCCACAATCGTCTCAGTGATGTGGCCAGCGTGGGAGTGGATTACTGACCCTGCTCAGAAGTTCCTGTGCGCGTCGTACTCCGGCAACCTGAGCACACGCGACAACTTGAAGACCCGACGCCTGTTGCAGTCGCCATGGTATCAGGAGCGGTGGGGGCACATGTTCGCATTCGCCGGAGACCAGAACGCCAAGCAGCGCTTTGAGAACGACAAGACCGGTTACCGGCTCGCGACCTCAGTCGGCGGTACGGCGACCGGTGAGGGCGGCTCGCGCTTGATACTTGACGACCCGCACGGCGCTCAAGCCGCGCAGTCAGAGGTCATGCGGGAGTCAGACCTTGAGTGGTTTGACATGGTATGGTCAACCCGACTGAACAACCCGAAGACCGACGCCATGGTGACCGTGATGCAGCGACTGCACGAGCGCGACATCAGCGGGCACATCCTTGAGGACATCAAGGGCTGGGAGCATATCTGCATTCCGGCTGAGTGGGACGGCAAGACCCGCAAGACCAGCCTCGGTGCGTACGACCCCCGCAAGAAGAAGGGCGAGTTGATCTGCCCCGAGCGGTTCGGCGAGAAAGAGATCACGACGCTGAAGCAGCTGTTGGGTACATACGGCACGGCAGGTCAGTTGCAGCAAGACCCGACTCCCAGCGAGGGTGGTATCCTCAAGGTCAAGCACTTCAACCTATGGCCATCCAAGTCCGGACTGCCGCCGTTTGAGTACATACTGCAGTCATACGACTGTGCGTTCACGGAGAAGACGACTGGTGACCCGACCGCCTGCTCGGTCTGGGCGATCTTCACGCACAAGGGTATACGCAACGCGATGCTGATTGATGCATGGGATGAACACCTGAGCTATCCAGACCTGCGCGCACGAGCCGTGAAAGACTGGACGACTGAATACGGAGGCATGACGAAGGACTCGCCGTACTCCCGCGCTAAGCGCCCTGACCGTATCTTGGTGGAAGCGAAGGCGAGTGGGCAATCATTGCTGCAGGACTTGCGCTTGGCGAAAGTGCCCGCCGTGGGCTATAATCCAGGTCAGGCTGATAAGGTATCACGGGCGCATCAAGCTGCCCCCACCTTGGAGCTGGGATTATTGTGGGTACCAGAATCGGGAAAGAATCCTGGCCATCCGGTGACTTGGGCGGCGGCTTTCCTCAAACAATTGGGCAAGTTCCCAGTAGCGGAGCATGATGACTATGTTGACACCTTTACGCAAGCGATCATCTACCTCAAGAATGACGGGTGGTTTGAGTTGCCGCAAGCAAGGGATGTTGACGAGCCACGCATCTCAAACAAGCCGAGGATAAATCCGTATGCAGCCTAAGAAACAGATCTGGGATAAAGCGAGACCAAAGAGCCTCGGCGAGAGCAAGACGCTCTCATCGTCTGCTAAGTCGTCAGCCAAGGCGGCAGCAAAGAGCGCCGGACGCCCTTACCCCAATCTCGTTGACAACATGAGAGCAGCGAGGAAGAAATGACAAACCGCGTTGACAAGGACAGCTTGCCGCTCAATCAACCGCGCCGCACGCCTAGCCATCCGACTAAGAGCCACATCGTCAAGACGAAGGTGGACGGTAAGGAGAAGATCATTCGCTTCGGCGAACAGGGCGCTAGCACGGCGGGTAAGCCCAAGGAGGGCGAGTCCGACCGCATGAAGGCAAAGCGAGCCTCGTTCAAGTCACGTCACGCAAAGAACATCGCCAAGGGTCCGAGCAGCCCAGCGTATTGGGCAAACAAAGTGAAGTGGGCAGACGGCGGGTTCGTCAGGACGAACTATGCTGAGGGCGACTCAGTCCGCGTGCAACCGCGTAACGCCGCACTGGGTGCGATTGCCGACTTCCTGAAGCAGACTTACTCGCCTCAGCGCACGCAGCAGATGCAGGGCACGATGGAGTTCCTCGGTGTACCCGCTACGGCACGCACGCTTGAGCGGATGAGCTACGGACAACCGATTACTAACGTCAACAAGGCTAACGTCCCCCTGCTGCCCGATGACACTGCGGAAGCTGCGATGTTGGTCGCGCCTCCGTTGACGAGCCTCGCAAAGCGCGTGGGTACTAACCTCGTGCAGACCGCGCCTTACGTTGCCCGCGACATTGTTCAGAACGTAACCTCACCCCTGAAGTCGTATGCCGTGAAGCCTAAGGGTGGTAATTGGGCACCGACGCTCGGTTCAAGAGATAGCGTGAAAATGTCGGTGTACCCTTTAAAGCGCAATCCTGAAGTCATCAGCGGAGATCTGATCAACCAAGCCGCCGGTGAAGACCTTTGGTCAAAGATGATTGACGAAGGTGTTTACCAATACCCTGTCCCATGGTTGCGGGAAAACCGACCTGACGTCTTGAACAAGCTCGTCGGCGAGGAGAGGGGCGCGGTCAACAAGTGGCTTGACAGCAAGCTCGAAAAGTACATCCGTAACGAGATGGGCACACCGGACGACCCAATCCGTCTCGCACACGAGGAAGGCTATTCGCACATTCCTGGTAACGCTGCTGAAGAGCTGGGTGCATGGTTGCCTGAGGAAACGGCGACTATGCGCCGCAAGGCGGGCTACCCTGAGGAAGGGTTCGCCGCTAAAAAGCACGCCGACGCGGGTTATCCCGAGGATATGGAAGCCAACACTCGCAAAGCCGAGTTGTGGGAGAACCTCGCGGACACGGAGATCACGTCAAGCCCTGCCGGAGCTTATCAAGAGCAGTTTCGTATGGCGCGGGAAAAACCCAGCATGGAAGGCGCTAAGGGGGCTGTGCAACGAGCAGAGCGTAATCCGTGGATTGAGAAGCTCGACCCAGAGACGCCGATTTACAAGATTGACAACACGATGGATCTCAATGAGAACCTCGGGTTCGGTCACATGGCGGATGAGATTCAGAACATGCTTGACCCCGAGTCAGGCTTGCCCGCCGCGTTACGCTTGACGCCTCAACAGCTTGACAAACTATCGGTTAAACAGATGGTGGAGAAGGTTGACGCAGTCAACAAGTGGCGAGCCAAATCGGCATCTGACGCAGAGCTAGAAGACATGATGGGTAACCTGACTGCCACGCCGAAACTTGAGATCCCTGACGCGCAGCTGTCATTCGTCAAAGAGCCAGGAATGAAGTGGATTGACATTCCCGCGACTGTTGACGATTCGGCTATGAAGCTCTGCACAACGCTCGGTCGACAAGCCGGTTGGTGTACGCAGGGAGAGGGTCTCGCCAAGCGTTATGGCTCAGGTGAAAACAGCTTGACAACTCTGATTGACGCTGAGGGTCGCCCTCATGCTCAGGCGATGATCACCAAATCTAAGAACAAAGGTTTAGAGCTAGGTGATGTGCTTGACGAAGAAGACGCCATCGCTGATCAGATCTACCGCAACGCGGGGCAGATTCTGTCGGACCGAGGCTTCGGAGATGCGGAAGACTTAGCGATGACGCTGGGGGCGGGCGCTGAGAGCGAGCTACCTAAAGCCGCTCGTGACATTCTCAACAGCGTGTATGAGCAAGCCGAGCGCATGTTACCTAAAAGAGGTGTAACTCCGCTCGACATCACCGAGTTGAAGCCGGTTGAGAACGCCTTCAGCAGTGAACGCGCCCGCGAGTACACAAAGCGCGACCCTGCGTATAAAGAGAAGATTACCGAGTCGGTGCTCAAGTTTTTAAACGCTGGTGAGTGGGGTGCGGTCAAAGATTTGCACCACTACGATATCGTAGATCTGCGTAACCCGTCTGGCGTGCAGAAAGCGCTTGCGGATGTTTTGGATTACGACCTGCCGCATGAGCGGATGGACAAGTTCAACTACGCCACGAACTTCAATCCTGACGCACCGCGCTTCATGAGTGAGAGCCAGTTCCGCGCATTTGTCAACCCTGACGCGGGTAAGCAAGGCTACGCCGAGGGCGGCTCAGTCACACGTGCGGGTGAGGGCTTGCCCGACCCGACGCTGATGAACCTGACTCTCTACGCGGACACCGTATCGCGGGAGATGTTCCCCAACGAGCGTGACAACCCGAAGCGCGATGCTGCGCGACACATGTTAGCGTCAGCGCTCGCTGCGCAGAAGACCAACCCGACAATTGCCGGTCTGTTGGGTAAAGCGCACGAGTTGAAGGAAGCCCCTTTCCGCACCGCCGGACATTGGATGGGTTTGAGCGAGCCTCGTGCCGACTACCCTACCGACGTACACAACAACGACATCGGCATCCAACTCGGCAGGGACAACCGCTCGCTGCAAGAGTTGTTGGACTCCGTCGAGCGCGAGGCTAAGCGCGGCACGTCTGAGACGCAGAAAGGTCGCGCCTCGTTGAAGCCTGACGCAGTGAGCAAGACTCGCTACGCAGAGGGCGGCTCGGTGTCATACGACCCGACACGAATTGACGAGATTATCAACGGCATCAGCGCCCCGCGTAACTACGCCGAAGGCGGCAGCGTCACAGCGTACGACTCAGGTCGCGTGGACGCAATACTCAACCAGTTTATGTGAGGTAAGCAATGGCTACTGAAAGATTAGAAGACGAAATGTCCGAAGGCGAAACGATTCAGCTTGAGGACGTTGACAACGAGGTCGAGGACACTGAGGACGGTGGCGCAATCCTGCGTGAGAAGAACGACACCGACCACGCGACAAAGCTCGCCCACTTTGCCAACATCGTCGAGGAGGTCGATCAAGACCTGCTCAAGACCGCCATCAGCGACCTCGTAGAAAAGATCGGCAACGACAAAGAGGCGCGTGAGAAGCGCGACAAGCAGTACGAGGAGGGCTTGCGTCGCACCGGCTTAGGTGATGATGCTCCTGGAGGTGCTCAGTTCACCGGCGCAAACAAGGTCGTGCACCCAATGCTAGTCGAGGCGTGCGTGGACTTCTCTGCCCGCTTCATGAAGGAGGTCTTCCCGCCCAATGGTCCCGTAAAGAGCAAGATCCTCGGCGAGAAAGACAAGTCCAAGGTTCAGAAAGCCCAGCGCAAAGCGGACTTCATGAACTGGCAGACGACTGAGCAGATGGTGGAGTTCCGTGGCGAGCTTGAGCAGTTGAGCACGCAGCTCCCGCTCGGCGGCGGTCAATACATGAAGTTCATGTGGAACCCGCTCCACCGCCGCCCCTGCGCAGAGTTCATCGCTATTGATGACGTCTACCTGCCGTTCGCGGCGACCAACTTCTACACCGCCGAGCGTAAGACGCACGTGCAGTACATCACGAAGTTTGAGTACGAGCGCCGTGTCAAGTCAGGCATGTACCGCGACGTTGACTTGGGTATGCCGGAAGATCCCGAGTTCAGCAAGTCCACTCAAGCTAACGACAAGATTGAGGGACGTAAAGACCTGAGCTACAACGAAGACGGCTTACGCACGATCTTTGAAGTTTACACATACCTTGACTTCGGGGATGGTCCCGAGCCTTATATTCTGAGCATTGACAAGACGACCAACCTCGGCTTGGGCTTGTACCGTAACTGGGAGCCTGATGACGACCGCCAGCTTGAGCTTGATTGGATTGTGGAGTTCCCATTCGTGCCTTGGCGCGGTGCGTACCCTATCGGTCTGACGCACATGATTGGCGGTCTGAGCGGTGCAGCCACCGGCGCACTCCGCGCCCTGCTTGACTCGGCTCACATTCAGAACGTCCCCACGCTGCTTAAGCTCAAAGGTGGTCCAGGAGGGCAAACCCTCAACGTCCAGCCGACCGAAGTGGTTGAGATGGAGGGTGGAGCGCTGATTGATGACGTGCGCAAGCTGGCAATGCCACTGCCGTTCAACGGTCCCAGCCCCACGTTGTTCCAACTTCTCGGCTTCCTCGTAGACGCAGGCAAGGGCGTGGTGCAAACGTCCTTTGAGAAGCTCTCTGACCAGAACCCTAACCAGCCTGTAGGCACAACCATGGCGCTCATTGAGCAGGGCATGGTGGTGTTCAGCTCAATTCACAGCCGTTTGCATGGCTCGATGGCGCGTTGCTTCAAGATTTTGCACCGCATCAACAGCGCATACCTGACTGTTGAGGACATTGAGGCACAAGCGGCGGGTCTTGACATCGATCCGTCTGATTTTGATGGTCCGCTTGACGTTATTCCCGTCAGCGACCCCGCAATTTTCAGCGAGACCCAGCGTTTTGCGCAAACTCAGGCAATTATGCAGCGTGCGCAAGCCATGCCGCAGATGTATGATGCGCGAAAAGTAGAGGAAATGTTCCTCCGCAACATGAAAGTGCCTGCGAATGAGGTGCTGCAGCCGTTGCCAGGAAGCGAGGACATGGATCCGGTGAGCGAGAACGTCGCCGCCGCTATGGGACGCCCAATTTACGTGCTTCCGTCGCAAGATCACATGGCGCACTTGATGACGCACATACCTTTCTTGAAATCTCCGCTTTTCGGGTCAAATCCCGCTATCGCGAAGACGTTTCTGTACCCGATCGCTACGCATTTGCGTGATCACCTGCTCAATTACTACCTCGTCGAAGCGCACAACGCCGTTGACAAGGCACAGCGTGAGGAGTTGATTCAGGAAGAAGCCGAAGAGCAGGTCAAAGTCATCTTGGAAGTGCAGAAGTTCATCGAGCAACAGCTCGGTAACTTCGGTCAAGAGCTGGCACAGCTGGATCAAGCCGCTCAGCAGTTCAAGCCCCAGCCACCCATGCCGCCTGACCGTAGCATGGAGGTTGCCCAGCTCAACGCTCAGGTGCAAGGTCAGATCGCACAGCAGCGCGGTCAGATTGATCAAGCTAAGTTGCAAATCGAACAGCAGAAGATGCAGTCACAACAGCAACTTGAAGCCGCTAAGTTACAAGCCCAGCAGCAAGCCAACTTTGAGAAGATGCAAGCTGAGCAGATGAGACAAGAAGCCGAAAACCAGCGCACCGCCGCCGACCTTGAGACTCGCGAGCGCATGAACACGGCTGACAACGACACCGCGAAACTGTTAGCCGCTGCCGAGATGGCGACGGGCGAGCGAGTCGCAGTGAGCACCGGAACCGGAATTAACCCTAACCCTTGAGGAAAACATTATGAGCGACAAACCCACTCCAGGCACAGTCCCTATGACTGGCGCATTTGTGAAACAGAAACACCGCCTAGCGGCAGGTGAGAAGCTGAACGGTCAGACCCTGCCCGCCGCGCCTTCTACACCTAAGACTCCTGCATGAACCTTGAGTCTCAACTCCTGAATCGTCTGAAGGCAGAACAGCAGTCCTTTGCTGTTGACGCCTTGAGACGCCCTCAGACTCGCGACACTTTTGAGTACGGGTATCGCGTGGGAATGGTTGCCGGTTATGAGGCGGCAATCAACGTACTTTTAAACCTTGTAGACCAGGAGAAAAACCTTGACAATGACTTATGAGAACGCAATGGCGGAGGCTTTTCCAGCAGTAGATGCTGGCATTCAGCCTTTCGGAAGCCGTGTTCTGATTCAGATTCGCACACCGAAGAAAAAGTCCGCTGGGGGCATCATTCTCGACATCGCGGGTAACAATGAAACAGAAAAGTGGAACACTCAAATTGGCAAAGTAATTGCCTTGGGTCCGCTGGCTTTCAAGAACCGCAATGACATGAAGACGTGGCCAGAGGGCGAGTGGTGCAAAGCTGGTGAATACGTTCGCGTGGCTAAGTACGGCGGTGACCGCTGGGAAGTAAAGATTCCTGGCACTGACGACTCTGCGATGTTTGTTATTTTTAACGACTTGGATATCATCGGGCAGGTAACTGGTGACCCGCTGGCAATCCGAGCATTCATCTGAAAGGAGATGACTTATGGCTAATGTAATGAAAGAAGACGACGAGCGCGGTGGTGAGGAAATCATCATCGTCGAAGACGAGTCAAAGTTAAGTGACAGACAGGATGATCAACACGATGATGATCATGAAGAAGACGACCGCACGGCGTCCACCGCTGCCGACGATGACGGCGACGGGAATGACGACGAGCGAGAGGCGATCCGCGAGAGACGCCGACTTGAGAAACTTGAGCGCAAAGAGCGCCGTGATCAAGCTATCAAACGCGACAAACTCGAGCTGGACTTCTTGCGTAAGCGCAATGATGACCTTGAGCGCCGCGTATCTGCTCAGGAGCAACGAGCACATCAGGTAGACCTCGGCACGTATGATGCGCACATTGCCAACGCCGCGAAGGAAGCCGAGATGGCGGAACGCGTCATCGCTAAGGCGGTGGAGGCGGGCAACGGCAAGGACGTAGCTCAGGCGCTGAAGTATCGCGATCAGGCGATGCAGAAGGTGCAACAGCTCCAGTTCGCCAAGCAACAAGCCGCTCAGCAACGCCCCCAGCCACAGGGTCAGCAGCTTGATGACATGACCATGCATTACGCTAACGAGTTCATCAAAGAGAATCCATGGTATGACTCGCAAGGTCGTGATGAGGATTCAGCCATTGTGATCGCTATTGACCAATCATTGGCCAAGGACGGTTACAATCCACAGTCTGAGGAATACTGGGATGAATTGCGTAAGCGTGCTGCCCGCCGCCTACCTGAGAAGTTCAAGACCGAGCGCCGCGACACTCGCGAGCCTAGGGAAGAACGCACCCCACGCGGTGGTCCCGCTGTAGGTTCCGGACGTGAGCACGCCCCTGCGTCAACACGTAAGGAGATCTACCTCAGTCCCGAGCGTAAGCAGGCACTGATTGACGCAGGTGTGTGGGATGACCCCGTACTGCGTATGAAGTACGCTAAGCGTTACTCCGAGTACGATCGCGCTAACAAAGCGTGAAACACTTGAATGATTTGGCTTTTTAATTTTCAAACCCTATAATTGGTTTCAATCGCTGAAAGGAGCGAGTATTATGACAGACGAACGCTTGAAAAAATCCGCAGGAGACGGTCGTGAAAATCGTGCGATGTTAGATCGTACAATCACACAAAACCGAGAGGTTACCGAAGATGAGCGGGTTGAAATGTTCCGTCAGCAGTTTTTTCAGTCCTCTTTACCGGACTTACCGAAACTCTCCGGCTGGCATTGTTGCTGGCTGACCACGACTAACCCTCGTGATTCGATCCAGATGCGGATCCGCTTAGGCTACGAGCCTTTGAAGCCAGAAGACGTTCCTGGCTGGGAATACGCAACCCTTAAGACGGGTGACTGGGTTGGGTTCATTGGGGTGAATGAGATGTTGGCTTTTAAGCTGCCTATTTCTCTTTATGAGAAATACATGAAGGAGGCGCATCACGATGCACCCCTGCGTGAAGAAGAGAAACTCACCGACACGGCAGAGTTCCTCGAGCAGCAAGCTCGTACGTCTAAGTCGCGCCTGACCATGGGAGACGGTAATATGGAAATAGGGCAACAGCGGGAAGCTCAGTTTGATCTTTCCTGACGCAACTTTTTAATCCATTAGGAGCAACTATGTCTTCGACAAGCGCACCCTTTGGCTTTCGTGCGTCTTACCACAACAGTGGTCAGATGCGCCCAAAAGCCTATGTAATCGCTAGCACCTATGCAGCCAACATCTTCAGCGGTGACCCCGTAAAGTTGACTGATAACGGTGTTA